GAAAATTATGGGCTAAAGAATATACCTATTCAGTACAGCCTTATAAAATGTATAATCTACGTAGTGATATTGCACCACAAGGTATTGTAGTAAATCCAGTCAAGGCCTACAACTATATATTCACAGGTAAAAATAGTGATATAATACATTTAGACATTGTTTTTAATACTTTGTTCTATACTCAACAGACAGCTTATAGAAATAATCAAGGTGAAACAAGCCCAACAGCTGAAAGTATTAACACTGATTACCAATATCAGAATGCACCTAATTATTCTGGCGGTGATGCTCCATTAGGAGTTAATTACGATGCTGTGATGCCGTTAGTTATGAAACCTGTGGTGCAGAACTCTAAGGCTGTGGCTACGGGTAATCCGACAGATGCCAAAGCTGTGGGCGCTGCGGATTTAGCAGAAAGTATTATGAGTAGTAGTTCAGCTGACATGCTGACTATTAAGATGTCAATTATTGGTGATCCTGATTATATCAAACAAGATGACGTATTTTATGGGCCATCGGCGGCACTTACTACTGAAATAGCCAACTCATTTGATCCACGACTATTACCAAATGGTGGTAGTTTAACTATGGATCAAAGCGGATTATATGTTCAAGTATTGTTTAAAGTTCCTAGAGATATTGATGACAGTACAGGATTTATGAAATATGATGCTGGCCAACGAAACAGTGTATTTAGTGGCTTATATCAAGTTCTTACTGTGACTAGTACTTTTACTAAAGGTGAGTTTACACAAGAACTTACAATGAATCGTATACCACGACAAGTGGCCTTTGATTATGTAAGTGCTACTAACAATACAACCTCTAATGCAAGACCAGCATCTAGTAATGTCGCGTCAACTATAGTAAATTCAGTAACAGCAACACCAACCCCTAGTTCAGCGGCCGCAGCAGATACCGCGGTTGATCAAACTCCAGGACAAAATCAACAAACAGCGGCAACTAATATCTCAGCTCAAGATGCAGCCGATACGCCTACACCAACAGCAGCACAACAAGATTTAGCCAACGTAAGAGCTAGTGGTACTACTACAGATATTAATAGTCAAAATGCTCCACAAGAAACACCACAAGTACAGACACCAACAGTAACAGATATTAATACACAATTCTTAGGTACCGCAAAAACTACAGCAATAGAAGTTAGAGATTTAGTAATGCACAGAAATAGTGTATATAATTTAGCACGAGCTACAGATAGTGGACTAACTAGATTAATTGACCAATATATTGCACAAGACCCTGCTAACGGTGACCTGACAGATAATGAATTGGCAGCTAAATATCCAGACGTTGCTACACTAGTAGCAAGAAAACAAAACTTATTAGCACAACAAAAACAATTGAATCAACAGATTACAGATACAGCAAATTCAATAGTTCAAAGCGAACCGCAGAAAGCTACACTCAACGTAGATATTACGTTTAATAGTACAGCTAAAGGCCCGTCGCCAACTATAGTAGTAGGCGGCCAACGACTATTAGAATTTGGAACTACACCAGGATCATAACACATGGCATTAGATCATAGAGTTGGCAATAAGGTTGTTAAAAATGCTCGTCGCGAAGAAGCATCAGGTACTCGCGTTGATCCTTATCCATATATAGGCATTGTTAAAAATAATTTAGATCCAACACGTAGCGGACGTTTACAAGTTTATATTCCAGATCTAGGTGGTCCACCGGATGATCCTAAAAACTGGCGCACAGTAAGTTATAGTAGTCCGTTTATGGGATATACTAGTCAGACAGAACTTTCAACAGATCGCCCACCCACTACTAACGCATTTGGCACAGTTCATCATACCTATGGTATGTGGATGGTCCCGCCTGATGTGGGTATAGAAGTTATTTGTATTTTTATCGCGGGTGACCCTCTACGTGGATACTGGATAAGCTGTGTTAATCCTAACCTTAGCCACTACATGGTTCCTGGTCTAGCTGGAACGCAAAATGTCGATCTTACTAGCCTAACGCCAGGACAACGTAAAACAGTTCAAGACGGTGATATCTTACCAGTAGTTGAATTTAATGAATATACCAGCGACTTTACTAATGCCGCTTTTTACAATAACAATAAACCAGTACACACATATCAATGGGCAATATATCAAAAGCAAGGTCTAGATAAAGACGTCGTACGTGGCCCACAATCTAGTAGTAGTCAACGTGAAAGTCCTAGTTATGTATTTGGTATTAGTACACCGGGTCGTCCTGTAAATGATCCAGCAGATGATACTAACTATTTGTCAAACCTCACAACAGGTACAATAGATCCTAAGTACAATACTGTAAAATCACGTAAAGGTGGCCATGTATTTGTTATGGACGATGGTTCTACCCTAGGTGATGATCAACTTATACGTTTACGTACCGCAGGTGGACATCAGATATTAATGCACGATTCGAACGAGTCGTTATATATTTCTCATGCTAATGGCTATAGCTGGGTTGAACTAACTAAGGACGGCAAGATTTTAGCCTACAGTAAGAACGGCATGGCTTTGCGTACAGAAGGCGATTTTAATATTGTGGCAGGTGGTGACTTTAACCTTGATGTAACAGGTAAAATTAACATTAAATCAGGTGCTAGCGTAGCATTAGAAACACCGTTGGCAAACTTTCTTGTAGCTGGTAAGTTAAGTGTAACAGCCACAGGTGGAACAGAATTAAAAACAGGATCATTTAAAGTAGATAGTGATGGCAAAATAGGTCTTAATGCAGGTGGTCCTATCGCTGTCCAAGGTGCAAGTTTTAAACAACAAAGTGGAGGTACAGATTCACTTAAAGCACTGACTCCTATTACACCTAACAAACTACCAGATACAGCATCAACAGGTGCTAGCTGGGTTAGTACTCCTGGTAAGTTAGAAACTATTGCTACAGTGGCACCAACACATGAACCATATGCTCGAGGTACTAAGGCCACAGCATTTACTCCATCTAGCCCTGGAATTCAACCGGGCGGCTATAGCGGTAGTGTTGATCAAACTAAACAAAATGATACATCTGGAGTAAAAAATCCAGCAGGTCTTAAAGATATACGCAATCAGCCTGCGGCAACTAATGCTGTAGCAAATCTAACCAAAGATCAAACAACAGCATATCTCGCACAGATAGGCAAGAGTGAAAGTGGTGGTAACTATAATACCACTAACCAATTAGGCTATGTGGGCAAATATCAATTTGGTTGGCCTGCACTCTTTGATGGTGGCTATATTAAGAGCACAGTTAAAAGTAATGCAGGTCTACAAAATCCAAATGCCTGGACTGGCAAGAATGGCATTAGTAGTGTACAAGACTGGCTAAACAACGGCAACGAACAAGAAGCCGCTATGTTGGTATATACCCAAAGAAACTATACTAGTATGTGTAATATTGGTGCTGTATCAGCTGACCAAAGTCCGGAAGATGTTGCAGGTATGTTGGCATGCGCACACTTACTAGGCCCAGGCGGTGCTAAACAATGGCGTAATGGGCAAGGTGGATCAGACGCTAATGGAACCACAGGTGATACATACTTCCAAAAAGGCAAATATGCTGTAGCTGTGCTAGCCCCACAATTACAGTCAGTAAATAACGGCTAAATATTACTATGGCTACAGTATATAAAGGTTTTAGTACAATAGGTCCAAGTAACAATTTCCGTTTAACGGATTTTGACCTAATCAAACAGGATATTATTAACCACTTTAACATTCGTAAAGGTGAGAAATTAATGAATCCTAACTTTGGTACGATTATATGGAATGTACTATATGAGCCATTCACTGAAGATCTAAAAAGTGTAATTATCACAGATATCACAGCCGTTGCTGGCTATGATCCTCGTGTGAGCTTTGATAACATTATTGTTACAGAATATGATCAGGGCATACAAATAGAACTACAATTACGCTACGTTTTAACCAATCAAGTCAACACTATGCTGCTTAATTTTAACGGCACAACACAGAAACTATCCGTGATGTAATTAACTACGCTGTTTATTTCTAAGATAAATACATTATATTAGGAATAAAGTATGGCAACCACAACGAGACAGACTAGTTTATTAGTCGCAGAAGACTGGACTAAACTATATCAAACGTTCCGCAACGCAGACTTTCAAAGTTACGACTATGAAACGCTACGTGCTTCGATGATCAGTTATCTTCAATTATACTATCCTGAAGATTTTAACGATTACATTGAAAGTTCTGAATTTATTGCGCTAATTGATATGATTTCCTTCTTAGGACAATCATTAGCCTTCCGCGGCGATTTAAATGCTCGTGAAAACTTTATCGATACAGCACAACGTCGTGACAGTATCTTAAAATTAGCACGTCTGATCTCATATAATCCTAAACGTAATATTAACAGCAAAGGCTATTTAAAATTTGACAGTGTGTCAACTACAGAAACAGTATATGATAGCAACGGGATTAATCTAAGCAATCTAATTATCAATTGGGCCGATAGTGCTAACAGTAATTGGTTAGAACAATTTACTATCGTATTAAATGCGGCACTACAAAGCAATCAAGTAATTGGTAAACCAGCTAGTAGTCAAATTATTGCTGGAGTAACTACAGAAGAATATAACATAAATTATATTCCTAGTAGACTAGCTATCTATCCATTTAAATCTACAGTTGGTGGTACCAGCATGGATTTTGAATTTGTAAGCCCAACCACTACAGGCCAAAATTATGTTTATGAGGCAGCACCATTTATAAGTGCACCATTTAATTTCCTATATAAAAATGACGGTCTAGGTAATGGTAGCAACAACACAGGCTATTTCTTATACTTTGTACAAGGTACACTACAAAGTCAAGACTTTAATTTTGCAGAAAGTATTCCAAATCGCACCTATAGTATCAACGCTAATAATATCAACAATAGTGATATTTGGCTTTATATGGTAAACAGTGATGGCACATTGGGTGAGATGTGGACACAAACTCCTGCTGTGGCTAACACTAATGTTATCTATAATAATAGTTCAACACGTGACATTTATCAAGTTAATACACGTGCTAGTGATCAAATTGATCTAGTATTCGGTGACGGCGCATTTGCGACCATTCCACAAGGTAATTTCCGTTTATACTATAGAATATCAAACGGTCTACAATACAAAATTACACCTGACGAAATGCAAGGTGTGGTTATGTCACTTAACTACCTAAGTCAATCAGGTCGTGTAGAAGTATTAAACATTACAGCTAGTCTACAGTATACAATTGCTAATGCAACTACACGTGAAAGTCTGGACGAGATTAGACAAAAAGCGCCGCAACAATTCTATACACAGAATCGTATGATCACAGGTGAAGACTACAACATCTTACCTTATACGCTATTCTCAAACATTTTAAAAGTAAAAGCTGTTAACCGTACTAGTTCTGGTATTAGTCGTTATCTTGATGTTATTGACGTAACAGGCAAATATTCTAGTACTAATATTTTTGCTGAAGATGGCATATTGTATCGTGATAATTTTACCAGCACATTCAGCTTTGATTATTATACATCAAATGACATTTATCGTGTTATCTACGATCAAGTTGCTCATATAGCGCAGGCATCAGAAACACTTCAATTGTTCTATGCTGACTATCCACTGATTACATTAACTAACATCTATTGGCATACATCGACAACTATTGCTAATGGTAGCACAGGTTACTTTGTTGACGTAAACGGAAATATTTTACAAATCGGCAACTATGTTGCTAACAGTAACAAATATATTCAACAAGGTAGTATTGTTAGACTTAGTGCAGGTCCAGGAAACTACTTTAACAGTCAAAATTATGTTCAAACAGGAACACCAAGCAAACCGGGTGACAAATATTATATCTACGCAGCTATCGAATTGGTTGATGCTGATGGTACTAATAGTGGTCAAGGTAACCTTGCTAGTGGTGCAGGACCTGTAACTATTAACCAAGTTATTCCAGCAACAGGGCTTAACGGATCAGCGCAAACAATCATTGGTGACAAAGTATTTGCTGTATTTAATAACAACTTTTCTAATACCTTAGTACAATCAATGGTAGGTTACATACAGGCCTATGCTAACTTCGGTCTACGTTATGATACATCAACAGGTGCTTGGACTATTATTCTGCCAGGCAATTTAAATTTAAACGGTGAGTTTGACTTAACTTATGCAGGCGATACTAGTGGGCAAGCATTAGACAGCAGCTGGATTATTGCATTCCAGACAGTAGGTAAAACTTATACAGTACTATATCGTGGGTTAAGCTATATTTTTGAAAGTGTCCAAGAAACTAATTTTTATTATGACGGCACAACTAAGATTTACGACTCTAAGACAGGACTAACAGTTCACGACCAAGTTAAAGTATTAAAAGTTAATAGTAATCCAGATGACAATAATCCATTGGCTCTGGACTATACTTGGTATATTAATAAGGCCATTACTGAAGTTGATGGTTATGTAGATATTAATAAAATTTCCGTGACATTTAGTGATAATAACAATGACGGTATTCCAGATAATCCTGAATTATTTGATCTTATTGTTAATCCAAGTGTAAACACCATTGACAAATATGTGTATTTCCAAGAAACTGTGGGGTATGATAACTTTACAGTTCAAACTCCTGTAGACAACGCTACAGTTATTTCGATGTACTCTACATTGCGTGCTATTGAACAGGCTAAAACACTATATCAAAATGGACAATTGTTCTATATTCCGGCAATTGATACATTCTATCAATTAAGTGTAAGTGGTGCTGTTTATACTGTTTCTGAAGTTACTGGTTATACAGCTAAATTAGGTCGTCAAGACCTGTACTTCCAATATCGTCATAACAGTCCAAATAATAGACGTATCGATCCCAGTCCTAATAATATTATTGACTTATATGTATTAACACAACAATATACGGCAGATTATCTAGCTTGGATACAAGATACATCGGGTCAAGTTACACAACCAATTGCACCCACTAGCGAAGAATTAGAATCAGATTATAGCACACTAGATAACTATAAGGCCATCAGTGATACTATCATTTACAATCCTGCGGCATTTAAACCCTTGTTCGGTGCCAAAGCAGACCCAACACTACAAGCAACATTTAAAGTAGTTAAGAATCCTAATGTAGTTATTAGTGATAATGAAGTTAAAACAAGTTTGATTGCTGCAATCAATAGTTATTTTGATGTAGCAAATTGGGACTTTGGTGAAACATTCTACTTCAGTGAATTAGCAAGTTATTTGCATGTTCAATTAGCTCCAAACGTTTCAAGTATTATCCTTGTTCCAGCTAACCAAGCAGAAGTATTTGGCAGTTTGTTACAGGTAAATGCTAATATCAATGAAGTTATTACAAGTGCAGCCACAGTTGATAATGTACAAATTATCACAGCAATTACAGCAGCACAAATAAATCAAACTGGTACAGTAATAGTAGCTTAATAGAAAAACGGAACCATAATGGCAACAAGAAAAACCTATAAATTTTTACCTACAGTATTTCAAAGCGATACGAATAAGAAATTCCTAGCCGCTACGATGGATCAGTTAGTAACTGAACCTAATTTAGAAACGCTGTATGGATATATTGGTCGTAAATTTGCTCCTACTTATAGGTCAGGTGATAGTTATGTTATTGAAAATAACACTACTAGACAAGACTATCAATTAGAACCTGCGGTGGTAATTCGCAATAATCAAAACGATGTTACCTTTGTTGCAGATTATGTAGACCTACTAGACAAGATTGGTTATTATGGTGGATTAACTAATGATCATAGTCGCTTGTTCCAACAAGAATACTATTCATTTGATCCTAAGATTAGTTTTGATAAATTAATCAACTTTAGTCAATACTATTGGATACCTAATGGTCCTGATCCAGTGGGGGTAAGCACGACTGGAGTTCAATTAACAGAAACATACACTGTAACACGTGATGCAGCAAACGGTCGTTATGTCTATACTACTAACGGTGTAGTTGATAATAGTATTACACTTGCACGCGGAGGTTCTTATCAATTTGTTGTAGATCAACCAGGTGTACCATTCTGGATACAAACAGAAACAGGTATAGATGGTGTAATAAGTGCTACACCGACACTAAGCTCACGTAACATATATGGTGTAACCAACAATGGTACAGACGTAGGCACTATTACATTTAACGTACCACAAATTACAGGGCAAGATCGTTGGGTAAACATGCAGACTGTTTTCAATGCAGATTATGCTACTCCTATCCCATACACTCAATTATCAAACAAAACGCTTAGCCAGTTCCTAGCCGCGTATCCACAATACGGTGGCATCACAGGACAATTAAATGGCAAATACACAATCTTTGTTGATGTAAGCTCATGGTCTAATGTCGGTGAAGCCGCGTGGACTAATCCTACTGTAGTAGATGATGATGGTGATGTAATTCCAGGATATGATGCCGGAATAGTTATCCCTAATGCACAACGATATAATGTATGGCGTGTGGTTTATGTTGATCTGGGTCAAAAATTACGTCTAGATACGCCTATTGCGGCCGATGTTGCCGCAGGCTCAAGTCTAACTGTAGGTGGTAATGTAACTGTATTATCATATGATGCTGTAGCTGGACAACAATATGTTTATATTCCTAGCAGTGTAGACGTACCAGCTAATGCCACAGTTAAACGTACTGATGTAGTAACATCATTGTCAGCAACACAATCAGGAACAAATTATATCACAGTAACATCAACAGTTGGATTAGAAGCTAAAATGCCTGTGGTATTTGTAGGCAATCCTGCTACCGGCGGAATTGTATCAGGCACTACTTATTATATTAGTCAGGTAATTGATCAACGAACATTTACTATCAGTGCAACATCTGGAGGTAGTGTATTTGCGTTAACTACTGACACTGGTATTATGGCTGTTACAGCATCTTACACTGAAATTTTACCAAGCACTATGGTAGTAAGCATATCTAAAGGTGATCCACTATTAAAATTAGTTCACACACAAACTGTAAATGTAAATGAACAAGTATATATTAAGATTGGTCTAGTAAATGCTAATAAAAAATTCTATAAAGACTATGATGGATTCTTTTATGAATCACCGTTGATCACAGCACCTATTAGTCAACTATGGATTCAAGATGGTAGTCTTGCTGAAATCTACTCTCCGATTAAACTCGTAGACTATTCCGGTTGGACGATTGACGTTGAAAATGACATTATTGGCCAACAAAATTATACAAGTCCTAATGGAGTTGAATTTACCACAGGTCTTAAAGTACAATTTGGTGACGACGTAACTCCTGCATACTATCAAAATTCTCAGTTCTATGTAGAACAAGTGGGTGATCAAAATGAAGGTATTCAACTAGTAAAAGTGGATGAACTAGTAACACCTGAATTATACAATGACGAAATAGCTATCAATTACCCAGGTGAATATTTCCCTGACTATATTACAATTAACCGTGCTAGTAAAGATCGTAACGCATGGTCACGTAATAATCGTTGGTTCCATATAGATGTAATTACAGCTACAGCGGCCTATAATGGCACTGTACCTACATTTTCAAATGGTATACGCGGTCAACGCCCTATTGTACAATTTGAAGTTGATTTGCAATTGTTTAATGCTGGACGTATTGCTAAATTGCCTATTGACATTTTAGATACTACTATCCAGGACGCATTTACACAATTACAAGGGCAATCTTATACTAATGTATTTGGTATAGACCTATTTGACAGCAACGGAAATCCATTATATCCAAACGGCTTACGTGTTATTTTTGGTGCAGATAACGATCCACTTGTTAAAAATAAAATATATCTATTAACACTAGTACAATATAGTGTTGATCAATTCCAACAACCAACAGGCACATATTACATTCAACTTACCAAAGCAGATGATGGTGACGTAAGTGCTTATGATACTACCGTAGTTAATCTTGGCATACATAAAGGTAGCCAATGGTGGTATGATGGTATTAATTGGAATTCGAGTCAACAAAAAACATATCTACAACAACCGCCGTTATTTGATGTATTAGACAGTACTATAGATTTAACCACAGGTAATATAGTTGAGGGTAAGAGCCTAAGTCAATATACACGTAGCACATTTGTTGGTACACAAATATTTGGATACAATCGTGTAACTACAGGAACAGCAGATATAGTATTAAGTAGAGGTCCAGTAGCACCTATTCTTGATGCTAATGGTAATTCTATTACTGATTTCTATTTAAGTTATAAAAACTTCGCCACTCAAGGTGATATTAATTTCCAAAACTTCTTTAATACTGATACCTTCAGTTACTTTAACGATGCTGGAAAAATTATTACAGAGAATGTTAATGTTGGATATATTCAAAAGATTCTAGATAATCAAACATTGGTACCAAAAAATACTTGGTTAACAGTACCTGAGCAAAGTAAACAATATCAATTATTCAGTTATGTGTATAATGGAACCAATAATCCATTTGCAATTGATATTGCTCCAGCAAGCGGTGAACAAAGTATTCCGTATGTTAAAGTTTTCCGAAACTTTGCTTATGTGACTCCGTCTAATTGGTCATTGGCAAATAACGCCGTTACTATATCGTCTACACTGTCTACTAATGATCAAATTGATATTTTAGTATATAGCGATGAAGTTAGTAAAACAGCATTTTACCAAGTACCACAAAATCTAGACTTAAATGCGCAAAACGTTGACATCGATATGTTGACCCTAGGCCAATTGCGTAATCACCTAGTAGGACTGGCACAGAACAGTACTATCGTTACTGGTGATGTATTAGCACAAAGTAATCTACGTGATGTTGATATTAAACAGCAAGGAGGTACTATTCTTAAACATAGTGCTCCTACTCCTTATGCTAGTTTATTCTTAATTGACGACCAAGCTAACTTTATCAACAGTGTTCGCTATGCTCAACAAGAATATACTAAATTTAAAAACAAGTTCTTAGAATTAAGTATAAGTCTTGAAGGTATCGATCCTACAGATCCAGTGACTAGTGTTGATACAATTTTAACAAAAATAAATCAAGTTAAAAATAAATCATTCCCTTGGTACTATAGTGATATGGTACCTTACGGTCCACTAAAAAATATTGTAGGCCAAATTGGCAATGTTGATGGATTTGAAATATTTGATCCATTAAAAACTAATTATGAAATTACAGCTATTTTTAACGATACACAATTAAGCAATCAAGCTGTACTAGTTTATCAAAATAATCAACAGTTAGTCAACGGAGTAGA